TTCAGCCATTCATCCCACCTCCTGCTTATCGACCGCAACCACAGCCGCCACAGCTGTTGAAGTTAGGGGCGCAGCAGTTGGGGTTCTGAACGACGTAAGCGGGCCTCGGAACAGGAGCCAGATACTGTTCAACCGCCTGCGTCTGAGCCAGATTATCGGTCAGAATCTGAGCAGTCTGAGCATTCTGGGAAGCCGCCAGCTGGGCCATGGTCAGCTGATTCTGCAGCTCGGCAATGCGCTCGTTCTTCGCGTCGATCTTATCCTGGCACATCATGTCCAGAATCCGCTGGGTGTTGGCGTTGCTCTGCGCGGTGACAGCCTGCAGGGCATCGTTCACAGCGGCGCGGTCATTGCAGGCCTCGGTCGCAACGGTGTACTTCAGGTCAGCAGTCGCGGCACGATTCTCACAGCAGCAGTTCTGCAGGCTCATAGCCAGGCCGTTCATCGCGGCGGTGTTGGCGTTCTGATTCGCGTTCAGGGTGGCAAGCACATTCGCCTGCTGGTTACACCTGGACACTTCGGCATTGGCAAATCCGTTGTTCACGGCATTCTGGATACCGGTCAGACCACCCATGATGGCAGACTGGTCGAAGCCTCGCTGCACTTCATTACCGGCATTCATATACGGAATATAGCCCATACCAACGTTACCGCCAGCGTTGGCACCGTATCCGCCCCAGCCACCAAACATGGCGAAGAAGAACAGAATCAGAATCCAAAAGAAACCGTTTCCGCCCCAAGCGTCGCCGAAGCCGCCATTACCGCCCATTCCGCCGTTGGGGTAAACATTCACCGAAGGCTGCATATTGGAAGAATCAATAAGCATAGTAGAGGTCTCCTTTTTATTAGTATTTTGTCGGTCGAAAGAGTTGTAGTTTGGTTGTTACTGCCATTTTGAATTTTCTGTCTATGTGCACTTGACGATCCAAAACGGCATATAAAAAGCTCCCGATCCTCCGGAAGATCAGAAGCCTTTTGCCTTGTTATTCTGTTGAGACTGGAACTGCTGAGCCATTTGACTGAACTGATTGAATTGCTGCTCACTCATCTGACCCGAGTTCCTGAGATAGTTCACAGTTCCCTCAGGATTGTTCTGCAAATGCTGTGGAACATTGTATCCCATTCCCATGAGCGCCCCGATTGGATTCTGACGGAACTGGTTGAACTTCTGCATCATATCGAAGAAATTACCCATTGGATTCATTCATTCTCACGATCCTTCCGCCATTTCCTACCGCAAGCTCGGATAGGATTCTGTCAAAGTCGTTGCGCATCTTTTGGATGTCGTCTTTTGTCGCATAACCGGACATGTCAACGTTCTGCTGTGGAACAGGTTCTGGTTCAGAATGGGGACCGTAATCGTAGTCGCCAAGAACGCGCGGGATACCGTTATTGTCGTATCCCTTTTCGTAGAACCTGCGAGACTCTGTATCCCACAGGATCATGTAATTAACCCCCATTGGAAGCGGATATGCGTCCGCCCCGGCACGTCCACTTACGTAAACCTTTCCATCAGAAGACTGCTGTGGAGCCTGGTTGTAACCGTTCCATCCAGCATTTACATTAACTCCGGCTGTCGGAACCACTCTCGGATTCACAACACCGGAATTGCCATAAGCATTGTAGTTGTTATAAGGCATAGTCGTCTCTCCTCCAAACCGCTATCGGTAATTCATCGCCGCTATCCCACGCGTCGTAGTAATTTCCGTCGATTACACAGATTACATGGGAGCCGGTGGCCAAAATAAAAGTTCCGACGGGATTGTAGAAACAAAAATCCCGAACAGTATAGCAGTCGGGACAGCGATCGAGCACTGGATAAGAAACAAAACCGATCGAGGATAAATAATTGCCCCATACCTTATTTACCGAGGGCATGTTTTTCATAAGATAGCCCTCTATGCAGATATGGATGTAAATATCATCCCACGACCGATTCGTCGCCATCGCAATGGCTCGTATGACGCAATCCTCGACATATAGTCCATTCGGGTTCGGATTTGCGTGAATGTACATGGTATTATGATATTCCTAAGTAGCTTTTTGTCTCGGCGACTGTGGCAATATTAGCATTTGTCATAATCGAGCCAAGACTTATGATTTCTGAGATTAATTGCGCACCAGTAATTTTATATACGCTTGAATCATAGTTTATTGCCATAAGAACATCTGATAGAAGACCTGAAGAAATTGCAGAGAAAGATCCAAAGTTGTTTGACAATTTTTCGTTTTTTAAGTTTGAAATATCCGATTTATTTGCGTCAACCTGATACTTATATGCTGATGTAAAGTCATTTGTGCTCAAGCCTTTTCCTGTAACCTTATCAACTTTATTTGAAGTAAGGACAGTAATAGACGTTTTGTTCAAATCGATTTGTTCTTTATAGCTCGATGTAAAATCATTGGAACTCAAGCCTTTTCCAGAAATCTTATCTACTTTTGAATCAAATAGTGGCTTTAGTTTACCATGAGTATAATAAGACAAACCGTTGCCTGACAAAAATTTGTCTGCTGGTTCTTCTATGGCTACATCATTAAAAACGTCGTTTATTTCTTCATTAGACAAAGATGCTAATGTTATCCCTATATGACCTTGATCTTCCCAATCTTCTCCAGTCCAGCGATATACACTATATGGAGGCTGTGTTCCAACATTATATTGATCACCTTCTGTTGGATTCAAAACTCCAGACTGTAAATCGCTTAAAGATGGATATACATGACCTTTTATAACATAAGACTTACCAGCTTCTCCTTTTCTAAGTCTAAAATGAATATTTTTATGTCCGTCTTCGTCGCTTATCTCTGCTGTTGAGACGCCTGTTATAACACTTTCTGACGTTACCGTCATGTTCTCGATCGAGTCGGCCGCTGTATTCGCCCTGACCGTAGACTCGTTCATGTTAATCATCAAGCGATCTATATCGTCTCTTCTCTGATTAAAATCGCTAACCGCGGACTCCATATCAGTTAAAAGGCCTTCAGCACGATTCGCCGCAGCGGTAGCCTCACTTGCAGCGGTGTTAGCACTTGCTGTTGCTGTATTGGCTCTGGTTGTGGCATTTGTAATCGACGGTATGTAAGAGTTTTCTAGACTGTTTCGCAAGGCGCTAAGTGAGGTCTGCAGTGTGAGAAAACCGCTTGTGGCCTCTGTAGCCGTATTGGCGGCCTGGGTAGCATCTGCCGTAGCTTTTTCAGAATTGGATATAGCATCGTCCAAGCCTTGCGTTGCATGCTCTGCTCGATCCGCAGCTGCTTCGGCTCTATCGGCGTCAGAACTGGCGTTTGATGCTGAAGCAGACGCATTCCTGGATGAAGTTTGAGCTTCTGAAGCGGCTGTTTGAGCATTTATTTCAGACTGCCTTGCGGAATTTGCCGAACCTTGGGCAGAAGTTTCAGATTGTGACGCAGACGTCGCCGATGACACGGCCGTGTCTCTTGCCGCAACGCTATCAGCTCTTGCGTTCTCAGCAGAAGTCGAAGCTTGTAAGGCTTTGTCCTTATAGTCCTCAGCAAGGTCACAATTACGCCTCACTTCTTCAGCATTTGCTAAAACATTCGTCTCGGAAGAAGACGCAGACAAAGCCGATGCGGCCGCGTCTTCTGCGCTTCCTGAAGCTGCCGATGCTGAAGAAGCAGCCCTCGAAGCGGATTCAGAAGCCGAACTGGCATATGCAGAGGCGCTGTCTCTGTATTCCAACGCTGAAGCGGCGGATGATTGGGCGGCAGAAGCGGAAGAAGAAGCGGAATTAGCAGATGAAGAAGCATTCGATGCAAAAGTTTCCGCTGATTCTGCCGCATTTGTGGCAACCCTTGATGCAGCTGAAGCTGTCTCCGACGCACTTACTGCACTTGCAGCAGCTTCGGCATAAGTCTTTGCAACCGAGGCAGAACCTGCTGCATTTGTTGCTGAATTCGCGGCTGAAGAAGCAGAAGATGCGGCCTGTGTCGCTGAATTTCCGGCTCTTGTCGCAGCTGCTTCGGCTGCATTTTTTGCAGTTTCTGCAGAAGAAGCCGAATTAGAAGCGCTACTTGCAGAACTCGCCGCGTTTGTTGCTGAATTCGCGGCCGAAGAAGCTGAAGAAGATGCTTGATTTGCTTTTTGTGTTGTGTTATCATATAATGTTTCAATTTGCCGTTTTAAATTTGTTCCAGAAACCACAGAGGCATTATATTCGTCGACAACGGCTTCAGCGGCTTCGGCTGCGTAATCTGCTCTTGACGCCGCAGAGTTCGCATTTGACGCCGCGGAAGAAGCAATGGTCTGAGAATTCGTTATGTCAGAATAACACTTTTCTATGCCGTCTGCAATTGCGGTTCTGACCTCTCGGCCATAAGTCGCACTTCGGATATCTTCTACAATATCAGATATCGATCTCGCCATCGGTTTCACCTACCTGGTCTTGGGTTTCTTGCCTCGATTCTGTTTTCTCTTGAATAAATTTATTCAGCTCCGTTATTATTTCATTGCATTTCTCATAAATCAAAGAAATTAGAGCTGCGTTTTTGGCACCTTTAACCTCAACGATATCCGCGGCGTTGCGGATTTGTATTATTGCTTGTCCGAAATCGTATAAATTGTTCATGTAAATCTCCGTCCGTCTTATAATTTTAGCCTCCGGTAGATTCCGTGGTAAATTGTTGTTGTGACGCTCCGCTTGTCTTTGCACTGTTACCGTCTTTATTCGTATAATTATGTGTATGAGTGATACTTACCTTATGGCTATGTTTCTTAAGCTTAGAATAATGATTAGCTATAAACGTAGTCATATTACATGGTTTTCCATTATGTGTAGAGCCGATCTTGTCCTCAATATAAGTTTCTGTTATTTTCCCTCTTATATAATCTTCGGTTATTATACCTTTTATATAACCAGCATCAACCACGTCTTTGATCTTATCTTTTATATAGGTATTCCAGTTAGTATAGTTAGAATTTAGCTGGTTAGTAATCCATTGTGATGTTGTATAACTTCCTCGTAACAATTTAACAACCTCGGCTTGAGTATCAGGAAATCCAGATACATCTGGAATATCTTTTGCTAACGCAACAGCTTCGTTACCAATTTTTATACTATATCCTTTTTGAACTGTCAAGTTACCGTCTATCTGAGAATCAGCCTCTGATTTAAAACCTTTAGAAAATGTTGCAGAATCATTGGTTGTAAAGCCGCCGTTTGCATACAAAACTGAACTACAAGTAACACCTCTTGTAAAAACCGCTGTACCCTTTCCAGTAAGCATGGCATCAATTATAACATCCTGACTCTGCAAAGAAATACTTTTTTTAGCTTCTGCTGATATATTATCAGCCTCTAATACAATTGAACTCTCTATTGCGTTTTTTAACGCATTTTTTATACTGGTTAATTTTAATTTCGCACCTGCTCCGCTAAAATTGGCGATAAGTTCTATCTCAGCCTTAGACGCATCAGCGATCTGCTTTATAGACGTAGTCGAATTAACCAATTTTCCGTCTATAAACGTACCAAAACCAGTGAAATTATTAATTGCTGCTTTTAAAGCGTCACTGGTTATGGTTGTTCCGGCAGCGCTAACTGATCCGGTTACATTGCCGTATTTATCCCATTTTAGTGTATTATAATTTGTTGTGGCTTTCAAAACACTTTCAAATTTATTCGTGAGTAGTGTTAATGAAGCTAAGCTTGTACCATGGTCGTCAATATTTTTTGAATTTAATGCTATTTTAGAAGTATTAGCATCTACATATTGCTCTATTTGGGCCAAAGTTCTTCCTTTTGCAGTTTTATATTCGCTCATTATGTTAATACTTGCGAATTTTTTGGTAGCCCACTGTTCTATAGCAGCTCTAGATTTACTTTCTCGCGTCTCATATTCTGCTTTTGTCAATACTTTTGCAAACTCTTTAGTAGCCCATGCTTCCAAGCCAGCTCTTGCCGTAGTCTCTGATGTTTTAAAATCGGCAAGCGCCTTAGCGGTAGCATAGGTTGCAGACACTTCAGCTTTGAATCCGGCTAAAGCGTCTGTCGTTTCCGTTTTAAAACTGGATAACATCTCCTGAGTCGCATAAGTATCATCAGCATATTGTCTGAATGTATTTAAAGCTTCGTTAACGCCTTTCGAATAACTACTTACGACCTCGATTTCGGCATGGAGGCTGTCAGAAACCTGCGTAATTCTCGTATTCGCCTTGCCTATGTCCTCGTACATTGTATAAATGTTGACTTTAGCAGCATCTGGTCCTGCTTCCAGATCAATACCAGACATCGCTTTTAACTTCTTTTTACCATCTACAATGTCATGATAGAGCGTCGCCATTGTTATTGTTCCAGCCGCGTCATCAACTTTTATATACGCATCATATAATTTATCAACAATGCCCTGAGCTTCGTCTACAGCATCATCTTTTGCGGCTCCTGCAGCCCCGCCTCCGCCTTTTGCTGCTCGCTTATTATTATGCTCATTATCTTTTTTGTCTTTATCCTTATTCTTCTTATACCTTTCTGTCAACGTTTGTTTTGGATTGCCAAAGGTATACATTGTATTGGCCGGATTCGTTAAATCGTACTCGATTCTCGTACAAAGCAAATATCTATCAACGCCGTGCGCTGGCGATGTAATTTTTACAGAATCGCCAATCTCTATTTGAGAATTTGTCTTATTAATAAAATGTAGATCAACTGCTTTGATTTCATAAGTAGTCGGTATGTTCTTGTGCAATTTCAAATATTTCACGGCATTGGTAAATAAAGTGTTTGGGTCGTTTACATTCTCGAAAGAATATGTTTTAACGATAGTGCCGTATCTGTCTCTGGATCTTTTATCCGATATACCTATTGGCTTTCCTTCGATATTAACCAATTCAATAGACGAATCACTATACTTATTCGTTGCACCAGCAATTGTGAGTACATCGTCCTCGCCATCTCCAAGCGGGATTAGAACAGTAAACAGCTCTTCAGCATTGACTTCTTCAGAGAAATCGAGCATATTAATGCCAAATTCTATTTCATGATCGGCAATATCTCTTATTTCTGCTTCTTCTATTTTGGAGTCAAACTGCTCATTTGAAATATAATCTATATAGTTCAGATCACGTTCTTTATTATGCTTGGCAATTAAATATCCGCCCAAATAATCTATAAATATGCTGTTAATATAATCATATGTTGTTTTCCATTCGTCAACCAGCGATTCAATTATCGCTTGTTCATACTTGTTTTCTCCATAATACGCATCTCCATCTTCTTTTTTTCCTGGTATAACGACCGTTGTATCTTCTACACCAAACGTTCCGCGAGAAACGACGAAACGCTTATCGGCCTCCACCATAGCATTATGTCGATTTAATATATTCTCGTATAATTTTTTTGCACTTCCATTGTACCGTCTTGCCTTCTGAACAGAATCTACAAGATAAGAAAGAATTCCTTCGCAATAAATAATTTTTAAATTATTAAACCCTCTTGATATAGAAAGTATTCTGCCTCTGAATATCTCTGTATTATCAAGCTCAACAACTATCTTTGTGTTTATTTGTTCCAAATCGTTATAAAACATGTTTGACTGCGGAATGCCGAATTGAAACGAACCAGATTTTCCAAGTTCCAATGTAACCTTTGGGGAGACAATAGACATTCCACTATCAAACGGGTTAAATATAGATTCGCCATCTGCGTAAACGTAAAACATCTAGAACTTGCCTCCCGTCATGGTAAGACTCACTTTTGCGGATGAGCCAGATCCGGAATATGTAAACGTTAGTTCGTTATCACCTTGCCTTATAACAATGTCTTCATATGTATGCGTCCCCTTGTTAAGCATAATATCCACATTTTTAAACGATACAACCATGCCGCTCACATGAACCGTAATCAAAGGAATTATTTCCATGACGTCTCCTTCGATATTTACTGTAAGCGGTTGTCCCTTTTTGACCACCATATTTCGATAGCTTCTAATGACATCGGTTTCAAAATTGAACGGATCCCATAACCAGAGATCGCCTTCAGTGGCAGAATACATTTTATAAGGCCCGACATTATAGTCAATCGTAATCCTAGAATAATACGGGTCAGATCGCCACTGATTAACCGAAAAACGTCCTTCGTAATAAAACAACGGATCATCTTCCAGCACAGCCATCATCTTTTGCCCGTGCAAGTAACCCATAATTGTGCTGTAGCGATCTGCCCATTTACCATATCCATTATCGACATAAAAATCCCAGGAACCGGATCGGTTTGCATAAGTCGGGCGACCCATCAACGAATCACTCAAGTCCAACATTCCGTCGGCTCCTGGGACTTCAATCATTGATGCCCTGACATTTGGTGGATTAACAAGAGGCCTGGACGAGGGAATTAAATGCCAATCCGTCCAGGTGTTTTTGTCTCCTAAAGTTATAGAATGATACACTTAATTCCCCCTCTCTCTACGTCCGGTCATTTTACCGAACTGTTTATCGTAAGCCGATGAGGTCGCTCCAACAAATTCTCCAGTGTCAAGAACAACCTGCATGTTGGCCATTCGTTCAGCCAATCTGTCAAACTTATTGCCCAATTCAGCAATAGAACCCGTCCATTCTATTCCATTTACAGCGTCATTACTTTCGCCATTTGCTCCTCCGCGCAACGATCCTCCAGATCCAACGCTTATAGAACCAACGTCATGATTGGAAGGCTTCTTAGACATGTCTATGTCTGCTGCGATTTGCCTTGCGATAACCGTAGACATAGGCAACCTTCCAAAAGCGGTATCATAAAACTTAACAATCTCATCATTGGCATTATGAACGTTTGTAAGATCCACAACCGGTCGTATGACTGGTTGATCGTCTATATCTCCGAATTTCAGTATTTCACTTAGTAGTGAAATTCCATTCTTTGCGCTGTTAACAGCGCCTTCGGCCACATCTGCGGAAGCATCGCTAACGATTTTTGAATAGCTTTCGATACCTTTTACTAGACCCTCGCCAGTCATATTGCCTAACCACATAAACTTTTTTGATGGTGAGGCGATCTCAAGACTTTTCTTAGCGGCAATATAAGCCGACAACGCCACCTCTTTCGCCATATCGGTAACAATGCTGGCGCTCTGTGATAATCCATTTGCAATACCATGGTCTATCATTCGACCTAGATACTCAAATTTAAACTTCATAGCTTCAAGAACAGAAACAACAGAATTTATCATTCCAATTTCTGCGGTTGTTACCTTCTGTGTGTTTTCTGAGTTACTGAGTTCGCTTGCTAAAGCCATTACAAGTTGAACAGCAAGGTTCTTTCCCGAATCTGAGAAGCTGTTTTTAACCGTTTCATTTGAAGATATACTTCCAGCGAGAAGACCAAAACCACTAAATATGTTCGATACCTCTGGCAGGTTATCTATGCTGCCCATTTGAGTTGCAAAATCCTTTATGATCGTGGCCAAACTAAATTCACTGTCATTGAACATCGAACTAAGTGCATCAAGTCCTTGAGCGCCGGCCGTAATATTGCTATAAACGTCTCCGCTCCCAAGATATGAAAGAAGCTTTGCAACAGACTCAGCAACAGAAGTAGCAGCTGTCACGTCGCTCACTAGATTAGACGCCGAAATACCACTAAATGAATCCTGAGAGCCCGAAATTGACTCGCCAAGCTTTTTGATTGACTCAAAAACGGTCTCGCCAGTAGTTTCGGTTTCGAACCATCCGAGAATACCGCTATGCTTAGTTTCTATGTTCAAAGACCCCAGCGATTCAAGAAAACCAGCTATTTGGGTAGCAACATTAATTGCAGTTGTGGTATCCGATTCTATTGTCGAACTGCTAATTCTAGACGTATTGGTATGAAAAGTACCAATACTCTCACCAAAAGTCTTCACATGCTCAACAATCCCGCTTACTTTTGAATTATATGTCACAAGGCCACTTCCGTCAGGAAGAGTATCGCTATTTCCTATAACGTCAAAGAACTTTGTTTTTAATGTTGTAACAACACTTATCGAAGTATCAACATCGCTATCGATGGTTTTATCGGCCGAAATACCGGTCACGCCGTTCCAAAGATCGCTAATCGCTTTTCCAAACGACGACACATCATCTAAAAGAAGCGATGCCGTTGACGTGTATTCCGTTACTACACCAGGAGCGTCCACAAGACTATACGATGTCAAAGAATTAAAAAACTCATATAGTTTTGCCACCATACCCGTAGCGACAGTCATGTCCGATTCTAAGCTACCGTCGGAACTGACTCCCTCAACACCCTCTCTTACACTGGCCATGGCATCACCAAAATCTTTTAAATCTTCATTATAAACTTTAGTAAAGCCTCTTTTTACCCTAGCTATTGCAGCAGAAATGGACTCAAGAACACCAGCGCCAGAGTCTATTGCCGATTCGAGACCTTTTCCAGTCCAATCATTCAATACTCCTAGCCCAGCAACAAGAGTAGTTAAAACGCCTATGATGGTCGAAGCGGCTGCGGAAATTGCAATTGCACCGAGTTCCAACGCGCCGGCTCCGCCAGGAATAATGCCTACGATCAAACTAGCTGCTAAGATCCCGGCTATGATCGGCAAAGATAGTCCAAGCTTTTCTCCAAACGAGGAAAGCGTGCTAGCTATAGATTCTAGTATCCTTCCACCGGTCTCGGTTGCCGAAACCAAATCCGCTTCCAAAGCTTCGTCAAGTGCTCCTATGCCTGTAATAAGTAACGCAGCTGCGAAAGCCAAGATATCCAACGCACCACCAATTGCTAGGGCTCCCTCGATCATGCTCGTTGGACCCGTTGGTATTAACCCGACTAAAATACTAGCCAACAAAACCCCACCTATTACAGGCAGTGTAAGACCTAGTTTTTCCTTAAAAGTCGACAAAGTATTGGCCACGATAATCAGAATATCTTGGCCGCGTTGTATAGAGCCTTTTAAATCAAGCGCTTCAAGTCTGTCCAATTCGCCCAATCCGCCTATCAGCACAACCGCAGCACTTACAACTATCGAAAGCGCGGCTGATATAGCGGCTGCGCCTTCTATCATACTGGTCGGCGCTTTATCGAAATATCCTATCAACCAGCTAGCTGCTAAGAACCCCGCTATCGTTAGCCAATTGACTCCCAACTTCTCTTTAAACGCAGCAAAAGTATCAGCAACAATAGATAGTATCTCTTTTCCTCGTCTCATCGAACCTATCAAGTCTAATGACTCTATCCTTGCCAATTCACCTAATCCGCCTACGAGTATCGTTGCTGCGGCTACAATAATGCCAAGAGCACCTGCCATGGTTGCGGCACCTTTAAGCATAGACTTTGAACGCTTTCCATTATCTCCGCTTCCGATAAAATAAGATGCCGCCAAAAAAGCAGTCAACGCAACAAACATCCCGCCCATAATCCACAAAGCTTTATCTAAAGAATTTGGATTGGTTTTATCCACAATGCCGATTATGATAGACAACAAAGTAACCATCGCGGAGAGCCCAAGAACTAGCGATTTAAAACCTCCGGTCTTAGTTTTTTTATTTTTTGATAGTGCAGCAGTTAAAATCGATATAGTACCTAAAACTATAACCATACCACCTACAATCCAAAGCGCCTTATCTAATGCATTTTTATCAACGTTGGTTATAACTTTGATCGTTTTCTCAAGCGCCAGAACAAGAACAAAAATACCGATGCATAATGATAGTATACCTTTAATACCAGAAGAATCGTTCTTAGAAAAGGCAGAAATCAAAACTCCAATTATCCCAACTAATGCAACAGCACCACCTACAATCCAAAGCGCCTTATCTAATGCATTTTTATCAACGTTGGTTATAACTTTGATCGTTTTCTCAAGCGCCAGAACAAGAACAAAAATACCGATGCATAATGATAGTATACCTTTAATACCAGAAGAATCGTTCTTTGAAAAAGCGGATATAAGAACGGCAATTGTGCCGAGGGCAACCAAGGCGCCGCCGACAATCCAAAGCGCCTTGGGTATCATAGATGACTTATCACCAGTTAGTATTCCAAGAACCTTTTCGATTGCAAGAGCAATTACAAATATTCCAGCACATAAAGCAAGTATTCCTGTCGTATTATTTTTAGACCCTTTAGAAAACGCCGACATCAATATCGAAATAGTGCCGAGAGCCACAATTATCCCGCCAACAATCCAAAGTGCCTTGTCGACATCATTTTGATTATTGTCTTTTACAACTTTCGTCACAATAGCTATAGCAGCAACAATTATCAGTATTGATCCAGCGATCTTAAGTGCCTTCGTCCCAATACTTTCTTTGTCTTGCTTACCGTATTTAATACGCTCGCTTAAAGCTTTAGATAATCCTTTAAAATCAAAATTTTTTGCTACTTTATTAGCTACATTCGAGAAGGAAGCGAACAACCCTTTTACAGCCTCACTTAGTCCCTTCCCTAAACTCTTACTGCCTTTACCTATATTCTTTATTCCGCTACTAATATTCAGAAGGCTGTAAACGGCCAGAGCTTTGAGTGCGGTAGAAATGACTTTACCAAGATCGACATTTGCTATCTCTTTTGAAAATTCGCCAAGCTTATCAAACACACTGGTAAAACCGCCCTCTTTTGCAAGGTCTGGGCCGCCATTCGAACCGATGCCGACAAGATCATTCCAAGCGGAGACAAGTTTATCTTTAAGACTTACAAACCAGTCAACGACACTTTGGATGCCATTCATCTTGTCCTTCAAACTGTCGAAAGACGTGAATTGAGCTTTTACAGTCTCGATGATTCCCGAGTCTGTCTTTGCCCCATCTCCTCCGCCAAATATGCTCTGCCAAAGTTTTACGATTCGATCTTTAATCCCTTCAATCCAATTAAGAACAGGCTCAAAAGCTTTGAAACGTGTCTTTAATTCGTCAAAGAAGGTTCCGCTTTCGCTCTGTTGACTTGGCGCAAAGAAACCGGAGAGCATCTCGCCAATGGCCTTGAATGCGTCCTTGATCTTTTGAAATATATTGGAAATGGTGAGCTCTGGATGATCTTGCTTAAACTTGTCGATTATGGTTTTAAATTCAGTGAACTTACCTTTTACGTTTTCGATTCCTTCACCGAACTTTCCGCCAAGCCAGCCGCCGATTCCTTTTATCTTTTTGAGGAAATTCTCGATTGTAAGCTCTGGATGACCCTCTCTGAATTTCGCAATGGATTCTCTCAGCTTTGCGAATTTATCCGAGATCCAAGAAAATACACTATCTTTCGCTCCCTTAAAACTATCACTTTCGAACCAACCGATTAATTTTTTCACTTCGCCGATCAGGAAGGAGATAATTGGTTCGACTACGGTCTTAATCGTTTCGAATATGTCGATAATAAACCCGATCGCAGGAATCTTCTTGAGATAATCTGACAGAAAAGTGAAGAAACTACCAAAAGTATTTCTCTTGCCGGTGGACTCCAAAAACGCGTCGTAAGAATCCAAAAATCCATCGAGAGCATCTGCAATGGTTTTTAAAAGCGCGCCAAACGGTCCAAATGCACTGGTCACTTTATCAACAAAAGAACCATATACATTGTTTTTATCAAGATCTTCGGCTAGATTCTGGAACATCGTACCGAATACCGAACCAAATCTACAAGCCACGTCTATCAAAGGCTTAAACATCGCCAGGATATTTTTGCCAATCTCAATGACAGATGCTGCGAATTTGCCAGCGATCTTTAAAGCCGCAGTCCAACCCCTGACAATGTTCTGCAATCGCATCATAGCAACGGTTGTATGTGACGTAGCTTTATCCGCAGATTCTGAAGCCTCTTCATTTTTTTCAGACGCATCGTTTATAGTTTCGCTAGCTTCTTCTGCGGATTTTGCACTATCGAGGTTCGCTTTTTTCATTCGTTTGGCTCGTACCGTAGCACGATACGTAGCTTCGTCCCAAACTCCGGTTTCCTTCACGCCGAGCTCTCTCTGCAGTTTTCTAACAGCCTCTTCCGTTTTTGGCCCATAGATTCCGTCAGCAACACTCTGGTCAGTTAAATAACCGGTTTTAATTAGCTGTTCCTGAAGTGCTTTGACTTCGTTACCGGCTTCCCCGCGTTTAATACCTTTTCTGATTTTCTCGAAACTGAATAATATCATTTTGCTGCTCTCAAAAGCAGCTCTCGTCGTATCGTCCCAGGTACCTGTTACTTCGATACCAAGTTCTTTCTGAAGTTTTTCTACAGCAGCCTTTGTTTTTGGTCCGTAAATACCGTCGGCTACAAGCTTGTCGTTATCTCCGAGATACTTATTCAGTTCATTTTGAATATCTCGAACGTCTTTTCCAACGTCCCCGGTACTAAGCCCCTTGTGCATACGCTCCTGAAGCTTGGCCATGCCTTCCTCGGTATTTAAAACGGCCAACGTAGCCTCGTCGAGAGCGCCAGTAACCTCAACACCAAGGGCCCTCTGCAGTTCTTCGACAGCAGCCTGAGTCTCTGGGCCAAATATCCCATCAACGCCAAACTTGTCAAGTCTGAAGCCAAGCGAAACAAGCTTCTGTTGAAGCGCTTTAACGTTGTCTCCGCGCATACCACGCTTTATTCCGGTTTCAATGCCGTTTACGTTTTTAGCAACTTCCTTAGACGCGTCACTAAGATCGGTCATGCTTTCGACAGCTGCGTCGGAACTCTCTTTTACATCATCAACTTTGCCCTTGACTTCTCCAGCCTCGTCGGCAGTCTTTTCTTCCTCTTCCTGAATATCCTGCTCAATACCAAACATCTCAAGGAGCCCGGCAGACCAATCCTTTAGGGCTTTGGTTCCGTCAAGAAGAGCTTGTGTCATGTTTTCAGGCTTCAGGATTGGAAAGACATTTATAAGCGCGTCGCCGACGCCCTTGACGATGTTCATAAAAGTCTGCCATAGATTGGAAGCAGCTTCGATCATGTCGTTATAGCCGCCCATCTCATGCCATGACTTCAGAATATCGTTGCGCCAATCAGCAAATATAGCTACGTACTCATATAGTGCGTTTGCTACATTTGTCCAAAGCTCCATGGCTTCTTCAAGATTTCCGAATATATATCCAAAAGAATCCATCCAGCCAGAACTAACAGCATCTTTGGTTGCTTGTATAGCATCCGTGAAAGTTAAGGCCTTCTGAGCTGCGTAATAAGCTTCTCTACCAAAATCAGTATTCATATCAGAATACTTGTTTAGTGTCTTAATAAGAACATCAGAAGTCAGCCATCCATCAGACAAAGTACTTTCAAAATTTTGAAAATTGACCTCGGTCTTTTTTGTTGCGGACGCTATTTTTTCTTGCGCTGCTGCAACTTTTTCTGCTCGATCTTTTGTCGCTTTCTGGGCCTTCGCAAGCGCTTTCTCTCCGGCGGCTAGCTGTTTTTCATTTGTGCTTACCAACGAACCGACGTTCTCACCAGCAGATTCCAAAGTACCAATTTCTATGGCCGTTGATATGAGCATTTCTTTAAATTCTTTGGTGGCCATAGTCGCGTTCGAAATAGAACGCCAATCCTGTAATTTTACAGCACCCTGCGACAACGCCTGCGCAAAGTTATACATCGCGTGGTTAGCCTGCTGGATACTCGCACCGGATTTTGCAGCTTCGTTGCCAATGCCCTCCATAGCTTTTTCGGCCATTTCCAAATCTACGCCAACAGACGTAAATTTACCGATATTGTCGACCATGGCAGCAAAGTCATAAGAGGTTTCATCGGTATACTTTTGTAAGCTGTCAAGAACCGCTTCTACGTCTTCTATAGATTTACCGGTCGCGTTCATAATTGTTTGAACCGCTTTTGTACGAGTTTCATACTTACTCTGCCCAGCGGACATGTCACTAAATCCAAAGAACGCATCCGTAATTTTCTTGCCGGCGTCCAGAGCCTTATCAGCAATCCTGCTAAGTGCGGCATCAGCAATCTTTCCAAGCGGTTCAAATCGGCTTGCGATAAAGTCGACGGAGTCAGCCAAACCAGACAAATTCAGATTATTAAACGCGTTTTCAATATTTTTCAAGCTTCCCTCAACTTCATCAAAGTTAAGGGCCTTTTTAAGATCGTCAAGTGTTTTAAGACTCTGAGATACACCAGACTCAAACTGTCGGTTATCAAAAGTCATTTGAACAACGCGTTCGTCAATGTTTGGCATTCTTCGTCACCTCCATCCATAAGTTTTTACCAATGAGATCAAATATAGGGGCCAGTGCAGGATTTATGTAATCCACGCCCTGCACATAATAGCCTTGAGAAGTTCCGTGACCCTTCTGAATCAATATTGCAATGTTCTGCCCCTTAACCACATTGCTGTTATTCCAGCTGATTACCAATCCGTCATTGGTCTGTTCAATAGAATAAGTCCAGCTTGCAGCAGTCTTTCCTGTAGCTTTTGGGGTCGCCTCGTAAAGGGCACTGACGCCGGCTTCACCATAGTACTGAAGGCCCTTCTTATAATCCCCTTCGCCAATCTTCTTAAAGAACGCTTCTGTTTTCTTGAAGTCACCCTTTTGCTTGAACTTGATCATTCGGGAATCATCCTCTCGTACCCATAGCCCTTTTTCTGGATTCGTTCAGCGCCCGGTTTGAAGCGAGAACATCTTTTCGCTTCATCTTCTTGCTTGGCTGGTTTTTAATCTCACAAACCCGGATGAGCGTAAGTAACCGGTTCAAATGCCACTTCTGGCACTCAAACGGTATCTCATATGCGATCATCCAATAGTAAATTAGCTCGGATGTGACCACCTGACCTTTACCTCCGGGTCTGTTGCTACCCGGCTGTTTGTTGTTAAACCAGGTCGCGGTCATCGTGTCGTTTATGTATTGGCCGACCTTCTCATAAATATCCCTGGTCAGGCCGTTGTATGCGTCGGGATCCACATTTGTATTCAAAGTCATGCATCGAATGTAATCGATGGTTTCTTCCATAGTTCTTTCCTTGGTTTCAAGAAAGGGTTTTTTCCATTTCGACTCCCATTTTGAAATTGAAATAAGAGAATGCTCCAGAAGAAGCGTTTGTTTCTTATAATAAATAAACTCTTGCTTGGAGTCGTCGAAATACTCCC